GTGCTATCTTAAGAATAGACGGTCTGGCTTTAGCTTCATGGCATCAGCTGAATGTGTCAACCAGGCTACAACTTCAAAGGATTCTAGGTTTGGGATCTTATCTAAGACTGGAGCAGATGCTAAGAAGATGTTCACAGATAAGGTTGTACCGATCTCAACTAATTATCCCTTCTTCTTTAAGCCAATCCAGGATGGTATGGAAAGGCCGAAAACTGAATTATCCTACAAAGTCCCGTCAAGAAGACTTACAAGAAAAACCATTCGGGCCACCTCCGCCGAGGAGACCGAGGAGATACAAGAAGGATTGGATACAACCATCGATTGGAAGAATACCGGAGACAACTCGTATGATGGGGAGAAATTACAACTCCTCGTTCATGACGAATCGGGCAAATGGGAACGTCCCGACAATATCCTCAATAACTGGAGGGTCACAAAAACGTGCCTCAGGCTCGGATCCAAAATAGTTGGAAAATGCATGATGGGCTCTACCTCTAATGCATTAGACAAAGGTGGGGATAACTTTAAAAAATTATATTATAATTCAGATGTCACAAATAGAAATAGGAATGGCCAGACTTCAAGTGGATTATATGCTTTGTTCATTCCTATGGAATGGGGCTTCGAAGGATTTATCGATAAGTATGGGTACCCTGTATTCGAAACACCATCAGAACCGGTTGAGGGAATTGATGGTGAACTCATCTTTACGGGAGTCATTAATCACTGGGAAAATGAAGTTGAAGGATTAAAGCATGATCCGGACGCTTTAAATGAATATTATAGGCAGTTTCCTAGGTCAGAAAAGCATGCATTTAGGGATGAAACTTTAAATTCATTATTTAATCTTACTAAAATTTATGAGCAAATAGATCATAATGAAGAGATGGCTTTAAAAGGTCATGTTGTTAGAGGATCATTCTCTTGGAAAGGCGGTATTAGAGATACTGAAGTTATATGGACACCTAATAAAAATGGAAGATTTAATGTTGCTTGGATTCCTCCTAATTTATTGCAAAATAGGATTATATTAAAAAATGGAATAAAATATCCCGGAAATGATGGTTTAGGTGCTTTTGGTTGTGATCCTTATGATATTTCTGGAACAGTAGGGGGAGGGGGTTCTAATGGAGCACTTCATGGGCTAACTACTTTTTCTATGACCAGCGATGTCCCAAACACTAAGTTTTTTTTAGAGTATATTGCGCGTCCTCAAACAGCTGAAATATTTTTTGAGGAGGTTCTTATGGCGTGTATTTTTTATGGTATGCCAATACTTATAGAAAATAATAAACCTAGAATATTATATCATTTTAAAAGAAGGGGTTATAGAGGATTTTCTATGAACCGTCCTGATAAAACCAAAGCTGCTTTATCTAAAAGCGAAATTGAATTAGGTGGAATTCCTAATAGTTCTGAAGATATAAAACAAGCCCATGCAGCAGCTATTGAGTCTTATATAGAAGAATATGTTGGAAAAAATAATGAAAAATATGGAAATATATATTTTCAAAAAACTTTAGAAGATTGGGCAAGATTTGATATTTCACGAAGGACATCTCATGATGCTTCTATTAGTAGCGGGTTAGCAATAATGGCTTGTAGAAAACATCTATATAGGCCACGTTCAGAAAGGACAACTAAAAAGTTAGATTTCGAATTTTCAAAATATAAAAATGAAGGTTACCAAAGCGAGTTAATAAAATAAATATGGCAAAATTAAAAGGAAAAGTTCTTACACAATTTCCAAGTCAAGCAGTCTCCGACGCTGTAAAACAAACTAAAAATTATGGTTTATCGGTTGGAAGAGCAATTGAGCAGGAGTGGTTTAATAAGGATAATAACGGTATAGGGAAATTTTATAGTACCAGACAAGAAGCTCATAGACTTAGATTATATGCTCGTGGAGAACAATCAATTAGAAAATATAAAGATGAGTTTGCAATAAATGGAGATTTATCTTATCTTAATTTAGATTGGAAACCAGTTCCAATAATACCTAAATTTGTAGATATTGTAGTTAACGGCATGCAAGATAGACTATTTAGCATTAAAGCCGTTGGACAAGATAAAATTTCTACAGGCAGAAGAACTAAATTTGTTAATGATGTTCAACAGGATCTTAATACGGCTACTTTATTATTAGATATAGAAAAAGCATTAGGAGTCAGCGCAAGAAATTTTGAAGTTAATAATTTACCTGCTAATACTGAAGAGTTGGAGTTGTATATGCAGCTTAACTATAAACAAGGTATTGAAATAGCTGAAGAAGAGGCTATTAACAATGTATTCAAAATGAACAAATTCGACGAGCTAAGAAAGCGTATGGATTATGATTTGGCTACATTAGGAATTGGGGCTGTGAAACATGGATTTAATAATACTGATGGTATAACTATACAATATGTAGATCCCGCTAATTTAATATGGTCTTATACTGAAGATCCAAATTTTGAAGATTGTTATTATTTTGGAGAAGTAAAAACAATAAAAGTTAATGAACTTAAAAAACAATTTCCAGGGCTTACTAATCCTGAAATAGAAGATTTAATAAACAAAGGTTCTAATTGGAATGATTATAATGATCCTAATTATAATTATTTTAACAATGATGAATTAACCGCTAAAAACACGCTAACTGTATTATATTTTAATTGGAAAACTTGGGAGCATGATGTATACAAAATAAAAGAAGTTCCTACAGGTGGTAAAAAAGCTATTGCTAAAGACGATTCTTTTAATCCTCCTAAAGACAAAAGAACTAGATTTGAAAAAGTAAAACAAACAAGAGAGGTAGTATATGAAGGAGTGTTAGTTTTAGGCACAGATAATTTACTTAAATGGGAAAAGGCTACCAATATGGTTAGACCTATGGAAAACATTAACAAAGTAATGATGAATTATGTAGTTAGTGCCCCTCGATTATATAAAGGTAATATTACATCTTTAGTATCTAAAATGACTCCTTATGCAGATCTTATTCAATTAAGTCATCTAAAACTTCAGCAAGCAATTCAAAGAATGACTCCTTCAGGAGTGTATGTAGATGCAGATGGTCTAGCTGAAATTGATTTAGGGAATGGAAATAATTATAACCCTCAAGAGGCTTTAAATATGTATTTCCAAACAGGATCTATTATAGGTAGATCTATGACATCTGATGGCGATCCTAACCCTGGAAAAGTGCCTATTCAAGAATTACCTGGTGGCGGGGGTAATCAAATACAAGTATTGATTGCCGCCTATAATCAATATATCCAAATGATGCGAGACGTTACTGGTTTGAATGAAGCTAGAGACGCAGCAGATCCAGATCAATACTCTTTAGTAGGGGTACAAAAATTAGCGGCAGCAAATAGTAATGTTGCTACTAGGCATATTCTACAAGCTAGCATGTTTATAACCACATCATTAGCAGAGGCTATATCTCTTAGATTTAAAGATGTGTTAGAATATCACCCTACAAAAGATATGCTTATTGATTCCTTAGGACAATTTTCAGTGGGATCTTTAGAAGAGCTAAAAGAATTAAATTTACATGACTTTGGTATATTTTTAGAATTAGAGCCTGATGAAAATGAAAAACAAATGCTTGAAAATAATATTCAAGTAGCATTATCTAAAGATAGTATACATTTAGAGGATGCAATAGATATTAGAGAAGTAAAAAATTTAAAACTTGCTAATCAATTATTAAAATTTAGAAGAGTTGCTAAAGAATCAACTGATAGAAAACAAGCTGAAGCTGCTGCGGCCTCACAAGCTAAAGCTCAAGGAGATGCTCAAATAGCTATGGAACAAGCTAAGGTTTCGGCAGAACAATTAAAAACTGATTCTAAAATACAATTATCCACCTCGGAAAATGAAATGGAAATTAAAAAGATGGAAATTGAAACTCGTGCTAAAAAAGAATTAATGCAATATGAATTTAATTTAAATGTACAATTAAAAGAATTAGAATTAAAATCTCAAATGGAACTTGCCCAAAAAAGCAATGCTTCAATGCTGCAACGTGAAGTTATTAGAGAAGCTGGTAAAGAAAAAGCCGCTAAATTAAGTGGCGCACCTAATACCGATAGACCTACCAAAGATTTTGAATCTAAAGGTAATGATACTTTAGGAGGATTTAATATGTCTCGTTTTGAAGCCTCTTAATATTTAACTTAACTATTTTATTATATATAATTATGGAAGAAAATCAAACAAAAGAAGCCGTGGAAGTAAAAGTGGTTGATGAAGCCCCTCAAACTCCACAAGAAAAAGAAGCTGCAGTTTTAGATCAAGCTGTAAAAGAAGGTGAAGTTTCAGAAGAATATGGCCTTCAAAAAGATGGTGTCTACAAAATTAATGTAGATAAACCACCAAAACCTAAAAAAGAGCCTAAGGAGACACCTAAGGCAGAATCTAAAAAAGAAGAAAAAGATGCCGTTCAAAAGCCAGAAGCAAAGGAGACTGTGTTACGCGATGAAGGATCCGAAGTGGGATTGCAGAAAATGGGATCAGAAGTACGGGAAACCTCCAAAGACAATGAGGTCCCTGAAAAAGAAAAAGTAGATACTACTGATTCTCCTTTAGAGCTTGTTACTGAAGAACCAGAAAAGAAAATAAAACAGGAAAAACCCAAACCTCCTGTTGAAGAAAAAATATTACAGGAAGATAAAAAACAAAAACTTCCTGAAGGCGTAGAAAAACTTGTACAGTTTATGGAAGAAACTGGTGGAACAGTTGATGATTATGCAAAACTTAATCGTGATTATTCTAAAATGGATAATATAACTTTATTACAAGAATACTACGAATATACTAAACCTCATTTAGATAAAGAAGATGTTAATTTTTTAATGGACAAAAACTTTGCTTATGATGAGGAGGCGGATGATCCGTCTGACGTAAAAGCTAAGCAATTAGCTTTTAAAGAAGAGGTGTATAATGCTAGAAATTTGCTACAACAAACTAAGGAAAAATATTATAAGGATCTTAAGTTAAGAAAACAAAATGATATTCCTGAAAATTTGAAAAAAGCACAAGAATTTTATACATCTTCTCAAAAGCAACAAGAAAGATCAGTTTTAGCAAAAAAAGCTTTCTTAAATGAAACAAATAAAGTTTTTAACGAAGATTTCAAAGGTTTTGATTTTAAGGTCGGGGAAAACAAATATAGGGTTAAAATAGATGACCCTGCTAAAATTAAAGAATCTCAATTAGATATTAAGAATTTTTTACATCAATATTCTGATAAAGAAGGGAAATTTAAAAATCTTGGAGACTATCATAAAGCAATATATGCAGCGCAAAATGCTGATAAATTAGCAAATCATTTTTATGAGCAAGGCCGTGCCGACGCTATAAAAGATGCTGCTAGAAAAGCTAAAAATATAAATATGGATCCAAGACAAGAAGCTTCAACTATTACTACTAAAAGTGGTGATAAAATCAGAGTAGTGTCTGGGGATTCGTCTGATAAGTTGCGAATTAAATGGAAACAATAATAACTTAAAATCAAAACAAAATGGCTTTTACAAGTGGAATTCCGGCCGCATTACAACCTACGCAAACTAAAACGTTGTATGCCGGAAATTACATTGACTTTACAGCTGCTGGCTTTAGTCAATGGACTCAACAATTCTTACCAGATGTATACGAAAAAGAAGTTGAAAGATATGGAAACAGATCTATTGGTTCTTTTCTTCGTATGGTATCTGCTGAGATGCCTTCTACTTCAGACCAAATAATTTGGACTGAACAAGGAAGATTACATACTAGATATGCAAACTGTTTACCTCAAGGGAATGCTGGTGCTATGCCAGCTGCTGGAGCACAAGCTGCAATTGCTGCTAATGCTGCATCTGGAGGTGTACTTAACTTTAATGTACCTGCTGCTGCTCAACCTACAAGTTTAGGTGTTAGCTCA